CTGCTACTTAAAGAACTCGAAGAAGAAGAACTACTTAAAGAACTTGAAGAAGAAGAACTACTTAAAGAACTTGAAGAAGAAGAACTACTTAAAGAACTTGAAGAAGAACTATTGCTACTTGAACTACTACTTTTTGAACTACTACTTTTTGAACTACTACTTTTTGAACTACTACTAAAAGAAGCAGCCTGTGGAAAAACTCTTGTTCCAGTACCTAGCTGAATAGGATCAGAATTTGGATCCGCTTAGTAATTAGCTAATTTATCTGGTGAATTTCCTATTTATATCAGACACTATTTTAATAACAATTGGTCCAGTAGCATTTCCTGCATCATTATTTGTAATTATAGTATAAATATTAGAAGAAACTGGAACATCGTTATTTATCCATCCCTGATAGAGATTGTCGTCACTTCTGAATTTATTAATGCCAGTCACCCTATAGATTTCATCCACGGTATTCGCTAAAGCAGCAGAGTTTGTTCTCAGAGAAATATCAAAATTTGTAGAACCACATGCAACAGAAACTCCTCTCAATATACCGTTAAAGATATTTTGACCCGTATTGACCAAAAAGTCAAGCGGACCGCCTCCTGTTGAACTAGCAGCAATGCTGTTTAACGTAAACTCTTGAATAACAGTTCTCTCAAAAATTCTAATCACTTTACATCCCCCTTTCGGGAAAAATTAAATTCCCTTCAAAAGTTCACTTTTCAATAAATCATTTGGATTCCAAATATCTCTAACAAGAATGCGAATAATGCATTCTCTAGATACACTAAATTAATTTTCTTTTGTATTACTTGTTGGATTTCTATCTCTATTAGCTCTCTTGCTTGTTGGGTTGCTTCGTCGTCTATTTTGTTCTTGATTTACAGCAGTTGATCTCTTTTTCTTTTTAATAGGCAAACCTACCTTACCTGCTTTACCTTTAGACACAGTGCTGTCTGGATCAGATGTGTCTTGGTCTGGTTTATCACCTGCTTCCATGTTTGTTGGAATAGGCTGTTTAGCATCTTCTATCATCTTTTTAAATTCCTCTTGGGTCATTCCTGTTGCATCTTCCCATGTTTCAAGAGGAATTTCAAGTATAGCTGCCATTTGTTCCATTGAAGGAATGAGATTTGGTGCAACTCCCATCTGGATAGCAGTATCGTTCCCTCTTAACATTTCAACGAACACTTCTTTAATTGTAATTTTTCTTTCGAAGGAAAGTTGATCAAGCCTTATAGTTGCAAGCCTTTGTTTATCTGGAGGAAAATTTGCTTCTATAAATGGTCGAATTATTTGTTCAGAAACAGCATCTTCTATATCAGAAATTAAACCCTTCTGTATCATTAAAAATAAATCAGCAGAAACAGAATTAGAACCAGAACCTCCTTTTTCGTTAGAAGAGACTATTCCTTCAGGAATAAACAAAGCTCTGAGTCCTCTAGCCTCCAAGTGGTTTAATGCTTCAATAAACATTGGAGCTCTAGCATCATCAGATAAAGAATCCAACTTCCACATATTTTCATTACCATCCTTATTAGGTTGATAAGGTAAAACAGCAATACTGGAAGAAATTAAAGAAGTTCCAACTCTAAGGGCCAGTTCTAGATTATCTATTTCTGCACCACTTGCGTCTTGGGTTCGTCCAGGAGGAGCAGTAGCAACAACAGGAGGAGTTCCTCTCCTTTCAAAATATTGCATCATAAATTGCAAAAGAAGAGTTTGATAATACCAAACAGTATAAGCATTTTTTAACCTAGAAATGCCGAACGGATTACCGTATTCTTCATCATTGGTGAACAAAAAACATTTCCTAATAGGAAGCATTATTTCTTCAGCTCCTGTAGAATTTGATTCTTGAACAATTTCGATGAGATTTTGCTTATCATCAAATTTCATTCTAATAGATTCAGGATGATTAGGTTTAATTTTTTTATAATAAACTAGATCGCCTTTGTAATATACAGTCTCTTTTCCTTTTTTATCTATTTCTGAAATTTTTACATTATTCCGTTCCCAAACTTTCTCGTGCTGGGCAAATCCATAATCCACAGCCATAAGGCTGGTCTTGATAAGCTTCTTCCAAATTTTCTTTATCATCCATTCTACTGTTTTTTGAATATTTCGATCATCACATTCAATAATCCAAGGTAACGAAATTATAGGCATTTTTATAATTGCCAACCCTATCGCTAATTGGTAATTCCTACGCATTAAAGAATATGTTTGAACATCAATTGTATCTGGATTTATTTCAGCAGAATTAAACCTACTTCCAGAAGAAAATAAAGGATTCCCATAAGTGGTAACTTCTTTAAAAGAAATCGGTTCTTTTCCTTCTTTATTGTATTCGCCTCTTCCGGATTTTTTCTCTTTTTTTCTTATAGGAACAACTTTTGATTTTTCAGCTAAGAAAGTGGCAAACTCTCTCTTTAATTCATCATCAAAGTGAGACATGATCATCTTAGCCATAGGATCAGAAGCACTTACAGACTTCTTTAATTTAGGAATCTTAGAAGAAACAGTTTTAGTCTTTCTTTTTACATTGATTGTCATGCCTGTGCTCCTCTTATAAAATGCAGTCTTTTTACATTCTCAGGACTTTTTAAATTCTCAACCCCTAACGGCATCCTGGAAAGAGGCGTAGGAGTTTTCTGAAACGATCTTGCTAAATCTATTGGAATTACCCTAGGAGCCTGTATAAGTCGATCATTCTTATTTAGTCCAGGAATAATTAAACGATGACGAGTCGCCCTTTCTCCAAGTGAAGAAGCCATTGCTATGGACCAATAAATATCCCCGTGGTGATTCTTGTTCTTTTCTGCATCAAAGATAAATCTGCCAGATTCTGTAACTTTACGTTTAATAGAATGAATTTGTGTTTTTACATCTTTCATGTTTGGTAACGCTATCATTTGTTCTTCTAACCTGATTCTAAAATCAGCACAGGTTTCTTCTTTCCAATCATTAGTAAAATGAATAGCATCTACTCTCCAACTATAATCAGACAATTCCTCGCCTATATCTTCGCCTATTCCACCGCTATCTATCTTCATTTTAAGTCGAGGAAAGTAATCTAAACAATCCTTGAGATACTTCTTTTGATATTTAAATTTCTTATTGCGAAAAGTCTGAAGATGGCGAACAATTTGAAGAGGAGGATCTGTTTTTAATTCTTCTATTATTGAAAACTCACCGTTGTTTTGTTTTCTGCCTACGTCGTATCCTGCATATAGATTCTTATCAGAAACTTTTCCAGCATTTATAGCCATTCTCAAAGAATCTAAATCTTCATAATATTTAAAATCTATATTAGAATATTTTTCCACAATAGGAAAAGTGAGTTTTTCTGAATATTCATCTTCCTGCAGAAAGATTTCATCCAATACAACTTCATACACGCATTTATTAATAAGGTCAATCGGAAAAAAAGAAACAGATTCATCAACATGAAGTAATTCATATTCTTGCTGAAATTGCTCAATATCCATAGAAATATAAATACCTATAAGTTTTTCTGATCCATAAACAGCAATTCTTTCTTCACTGGACATTGCAGGAGCTTTCATTTTAGCTTCTTTAAATTTCCCTCTCTTGACAAAATCAATACAATGCCACCAATAAACTTCGTGGTAACTATAGACACGCCTAAAGGCTTCTTTGGCTATTATATCATAGTGTATGCCCTTTTTACCTAAAGGAGAGCTCCCTATGGTCAGTGTGCCGGTCCCTCTTGTAATAATAGGAATAGCTGCAACATAAATAGCTTCCCCCCACGTATAGTGAGCAGCTTCGTCCAAATAAACATCTACATTACCACCCTTACCACGAGGTTCTCTTTGTGCATGAGATATAATTCTAGTGCGAGATGATAACTTTCCATTTTTATTCTCGAATTCAAGAGAATGTTTATTATCTACAACAACTTTCTTTTGAATAGAAGCTGGCATAGATTCATATAAACCTCTGGCATATATGATTTTTTCATTAGCTTCTTCTTGATTAATAGAAATAAAAATAGAAGTGTGATGACCGTGCAGATGTGAGCGGGCTAGAGATCTTCCAGCATAAATATACGAAAATCCCGTTTGTCGAGCCTTATCTATGTGTATAAAATAAGAATCATCTTTCAGGTATTTTATTTGGTATCCGTATAATTTGGTGGGAACACCGAGTACATCTGAAGTTAGACCTTCAAGAAATCCAGGTTCCGTAGATAGCCATTTGTTAATTTCATCACTAGCTTCTGCACCAGTTTTTTTAACAACAGCACTGGGACCTTTTTTAGCTTTAAGCATCTCTATAACTGATAAACTAGGAGAAGCTTTTGTTTTTCGCTTTTTTGGTTTAACCGACTTAATAAGTCTTTTTCTAACTTTTTTCTTTTTTCTTTTCGATTTTTTACCTTTTAAAAGCGTACCTAATTCATCAGTTGTGATCTTTGTTACTGTCTTCATTTAAATTATCACCTTCGGTTCTTTCTGACAAGGCTTTTCTTTCTGAAGTAACATTTTTCAGCTTGCCTTTTTTAGCTTCAAGCCTGGCTGCTCTTCCAGATAAAGAAACCTTATAACGATCTTGCAAATTACCAAGATCAGTCACGCCAACTTTTGAAGTAAAAGCTCCTGGCGTATCAAGGCGTAATTCCTTCTGTGTATCAACTAAAATTTTATGAAGTTCTCTCAACGGAATATCTTTTAGTTCTCCTTCGACTTCTCTTCTGCGCATTTCTTCATAAAGATGCATAAGAGAAATTTTAGCCTGATCCTGCATAAAGTCAGTTCCTATACCGTGTACTCTCTCCATGCGTTCGGATAGTTCATCGGTATATTCATCGTCTTTAAAAAAAGACTTTAATTTCTTAGGAGTAGTGTTTAATTTCTTAGCAACTTCTTTTATTGAGAGAGATTTATCTACAAAATATCTTAGCGAAAGTTGACGTAAAAGATGCTCTTCAGGAGTAATAGTTTTCATCTTACCTAAATGAGAAGAAACCGCAGGAGCGGTAAATAAAGCCCCATTAGACGCTTTTGTAGCCTTGCTCATAACATTCTAACCTTTTTTAAATATAAACCCAACGAAAAATGAAGAAAACAAGTAAATACTTACATCAACTTTAACTAAGTAAATTTAACTTAACATAG